CCTGTTTTACATAAGGATTCAAATCTTTACGAGATTCAATATTATCAAGTAACTTTTTATATTCGGAAGGAGTAAATGGTAATGCTGCATCATTTATTGCCCTGTTACGTAAAGCATTATGATTAGGCGGTCCAGGAATATTAATGATAGGATAGCGAAAATCTACACCCTCCTCTACTATATTACTAGGAAGATCAGAACGCGCTGGCTGACCTCCACCGAAAACTCTTGCGAGCATGCCTTTAAACCAACCGCCTATTCCCATCTGTACCTCTTAGCGATTACCGAAAACTGAATTGATAGAAGGTAATTCTGTCTGAATAGGTGTCTGCATGTTCTGTTGAAGATTCTGCAAATCCTGATTTTCATTCTGTGCCTTCTGTCTTAACATACTTATTACTGCCATGATTGCTGGAAACATAATCTCTCCTTAACCGAATACTTTACCTAAAATACTTTTATTGTTTGAAAGTTTGTTTGCGGCCTTTGCCTGTGCTATATTTGCAGCATTCTGAGCCAACATCGAATTATTGTTTGCAAGACCTTGAGTATAAGTTCCAAATGCGTTAAGTATATTGTCCTGGGCGTTCTGCGAAACACCGAGCAAATCCTTGTTCTTGTTGTAAATGTTAGAATAAGTTTGCTGACCGATATTAGCGTTAGTGCTGAATTCATTCAAAGCTCTTGCTCTGTCCTGTTGGTATCTGTCAAATGCCTTGTCCCATTCTTCAGAAGCCAAAGCCTGTTGTTTTGCTGCTAATGCATCAGTATAATCAGAACTGAACATGTTACCAGCATTTGCCATAGAATTAGTAATGGCATTCATGGCCTTGTTTACACGCTGGTTAGCTGCTTTGCTATAGAAATCCTCAATGGACTTGTTATAAACACTTTCATCAAACTTACCAGCATCGTATGGAGTAACATTTTCTAAAGCACTAACACGGTCATTGAATTTTCCCCCTTCATTACCGTAAGCACTGTTTACTCTATCATAATAGTTTGAATATAAATTTGCATTCTGTCCAGCTGTGTCTTCTGCAATTTTATAAGCTTTATCTAGTGCAGCGTTTGCAGCCTTAACGTTACTATCTGAACGATATCCGAAAATATCACCCGGATCGAATACATTTGATAAGAAACTTCCAATTCCCATAAATTCTCCTTTAAATATTTATTATAACAACAAGTGCACTAGATTCTAGGGTTATATACTGGTCCTGTAGACCAATAACTCCTCCAGACATGTTATCTTTCTCAAATTTCATATAAGGCGTAATATCTGTTCTATTCTTGATAAACGTTTCAGGTAAGACGTTATTGCCCTCCTGACAAAGTTTCTTGAACAATTTAATTTTACCTAGTTCGTAACACTTCCATCCTTTGTCCGTAGTTACAGCCCAGGTACCAGCTACAGCCTGTTTAATATCGTCTAGTTTGCTACCAAAATTTACAATCATAGTTTGTCCTTAAATCGGCGTGTCCAATATCTGGTAACGCATGCTAGAATCACTTATAACAAAATCTGAATTTTCTGAGAACATTACCTTGAGCACACACTGTCTAGTTCGTCCTAAATTCAACCAAGATAACCTAGTGCTATATTGTCCGCGTTCGCCTAAAGTAGCTTCTATAACATTGGACCACGTATAACCACCGTCATTACTAATTTGTAACAAGCACTGCGATAATTTGCCGTAATTCTCTATAGCACCAGCATTACATTCCAAAGAAAGTTGATACAAAGCAAACGGTTTGTAATCTGCAGTAACTACAGGAGTTTGTCTGACTCTGTATAAAGGAAGAGAATGCTCGTCGTCGAAATCTTCCATGTAATAGTTCTCGTCGAGTATATACAAGTTACCGTTTTCACAACAACCTGTAATTATCTTGTTATCGAACCATACTGCATACAAAGGCATATATGGTTTGTTCGCAGAATTGTAGTAGTTTCTGGAACTTCTGATATGCCATTCGTTTGTTACGGTATCGTAACAGTAAGTTTCGTTACCTACAGTGAAGATATAGAAGCTGTGGTTATTCTTCGAATAAGTCCATGCTCTCGTGTTAGAAATTTCATTATCATTTAAAATTCTATCAAGCCATTCGTCAGAAATCTTTAATACTTTGGTTCCTTCAATCATTAGTACGCATTTTGCATTTGCTTTGCCTGTACCTATGCAGAACTGTGTTTGATTAACAGAAGCCAAGGAATACTTTGCCTCTAATCCCTGTTCCTTGTTTATCGTATAAGATACTCTTTGCCAAGTCTGGTAAGATTCTGCGTCGCCCCTTGTCCAGAACTCTATAGAAGAAGGTCCGTATAAAGTAAGAAGAGAACCTACAGAATAAACTGCTGTTACTCTGTCCGAAGAAGATTCAGCGTTGAAATACATTTGTACGCCATAATCATCAAGGAAACAGTATTCACCAGAGTCTACTGTTCTTGTCTTTACTGTTATTTTGTCGTCTTCGTATTGAACTTGTCCGTTAACAATATCGAAGACTTCTCTTGATTCCTGAGACAAAGGATATGGTTTTGAATAATAGACGTAACCAGAACCAAGGTCATTAAGGACAATAGAACCAGAAACTACCGCTATATGGGTAGGTCTTATATAAACGTTCTCTGTGATTCTCTTAGGTAAAGTAATTGGTACAAGTTCGCCTTTCTTTATATCGTAACCATGAATAGCTACACCGTCGACCCATAACAAAATATCTCTTTCACCAGAAGATTCGGCAAATTCTACTTTGTTTCCAGAAGTGTATTCACCGATAACTTCTATTTCGTATGAATTATCTATTCTATGAATATTACCGTTATATGCTACAAACAAAGACTGTGCGTAATTGTAATCTTTCAATCCAGTAGATGGAACAAACATACCATCAATTTGTCCAGAATTACCTAGAGACAAAAGATACTTTATACCAGGGCATGACTGCATATAACGTCTTGCATCGTCCTTGGAACCGTTAAAACCGCTGAACATGTTTCTTGAAATAGCAGCGCCCTGTATGTTAGGATTTTTTGTCTTTGCTGAACCGCCGACAAAAGAATATGTTATTTTATTCTGTGGCATTAGAACTCCTTACCAATTATTTGGTGCAAAGCCATTGTAATAAGAATCTAAATAACTTCCACCAATTCCTTCATAAGTCATCGGTCTGTTACTCTGGTTAATACGTTTCAATAATCTTACAGCATTGGCAAATTCTTCATCGAATATAGCCTTGACTTCTAACATTTTATAACGTAAACAAAGCTTTGCACAAAGACCATCTTCAAGAATAGACAAAATCTTTTCACTGAAATAAAGCTTGTCATTTAACTTATACTGTGGAATTGTTTTCAAGTAAGTTATACGATATTCCAAAGACTGGATAGAATCGGTTTCTATAATGAAAACTTCATAATTATACTCTACATTTTCTACCTTATGCTTTTCAAGCTGTGTTTCGCAGGTAAAGAATGTAGGAAGACCCATCTTAGTCTTTGCATCTAAAAGTTGACGTTCTCCTGGGAATAACTGGATATATCTGATACCTAACTTTCTCGATAAGGTTACGACTCTATCTGGAAGCGGTTTGATAAGCAAATCCGGCCATTTAATATCAGGACGTTCTACCCATTGGAAATTGTATGTACCTGGGATAGCTGAACAACCATAGACTTTATTTCCGCATTTTCTTACCTTTCCAACGAGTTGAGCAGAAGCTTCAGGTAATTCATCGACTTCTTCCCAACCTTCTGGTAATTCTTCCATAATACGGATAACTCCATTAGAAGCAACATTTACTGTTTCTACGTCTGAAAGAATCAGATTCTGACCATTTAATTCTGATATTAATGACTGTAAATCAAACAAAGCATTCATAGCCTGTGTTCCAGTTGCTGCTTGACCGTCACCTACTAATGAACAACGTTGAAAAGCCTGATTTATAAGGGCGTTAACTGTAATCATAAAAATTCCCTATTTTTTATACACTATTATATTTATTATTGCAAAAGGGTTTACATTTTTGAATGAAATTACTATATTAGACGATATGAGAGAAGTTAAAATCAATAATAATTTAAAATTAAGAGAAGATGGTCGTTTGTTTTTTATTAAAACTGGCGAAGAGTTTATACCAGCGAAAAGTGACCAATGGAATGGATATAGGTTAAAAGTTAATGGAAGAACTAGATATATTCATACATTAGTATTAGAAAACTTTGGTGACCCAAAACCAGAAGGTAATTATAGAGCATGGCATATTAACGGTGATGTGTATGATAACCGACTAGAAAATCTTAAATGGGTTTCTGTCCAAGAAATTTCTAGCAATCGTGTTGATGCATTACCTGTTGGTCAAAGGCGTTGTGATTTTGACAATATTAATGACTATTATTGTTCAAATGTAAAACGTTATCAAGAAAAGAATAAAGATAAAATATATGTTACAACACATGAAAAAGTTGCT